TCAGGCAAAACTGCCCGGCCGTTTACCGATCCAAAAGCCATTCTCAAGTGGGTTAAATGGCCAAAAGGTACGCCAACTGGTGACGCCTTACGCGAATGGCTTGCGTCGTTTGAGCAGAAACCTCAGACTCCCGCTCCAGAACTTGATATGGCAAAAATCAAGGCTGAAGGCTTCGGGCCTGAAGCTCATGACGACGATCCAACCGCCAACACCAAGATGGTGACCTGATTTCTCCTGTGCTATAAATGGCATACGCAGGCCGACCACCGTCGAGTTCGGAGTCCGTTACTGCGTAGCTTGAGAGCCCCGTGTTTTCGTGATGGTTTGCACGGGGTTTTCTTGTGTCAAGGCATCTTGAAAGGCACAGCTGGACCCGTAGTGGTCGGCAGCTCTGGCATCGCCGCATCAATCTCACCTGGAATCATCTCGGTGACATCACCGGCAATGTCATCCATCATGTCGGCGGCCATGTCGTCGATCATTCCGGGGACACGAGAAAACGCAACGATTGACGCTCCAACAAGCGCTCCAGACATCACGAAGCCAAGAACGCCGAGAAGGTTGTAGACCTTTTGCATAGAAAACTCCTGATAAAACAAAAAGCCCCCGCGCTCTGCACAAGTACGGGGACTCCTTGCTGTCTGTGTGAGGAGACGATTGAGTTATAGCTCAGAAGCTGTACTTAGCGCCAAGCTTTGTACCAATCGAAAGCTCATCGCCAGTAATGCCGCTCAGCTCTCCGTAAACGGAAACCTTCTCAGAGGCTTGGATTGAACCGCCGAACTTGCCAGCAAATTCAACCTCGTTTTCAGCACCGTTGGGCATCACAATCGCAGGACCGCCTTGGATGTAATAGCTGTAGGCACCTGAAGAGCCTTCAAAACCAACATCCAGGTTCAGCGTTCCACCCAGATAATCGTCGCCGTAGGAACCGCCGTTGAACTCAGGGTTCACATAAACGTTTGCGAGAGCAGGAGATGCCAGCGCAGCTGCTGAAACGGCGACACCACTCGCAATCAGAGTTTTGAACATTGGAAAGAGGATTAACGTTTTCCTTGGCCACGATACTTCTTACGTCCATGGGACGGTTTTGAATGTGATCCATTCCCTTGACGTGTCTTTTTTGGCTTGCTAGGCACAAAATTTTGCCCGCTAAGTGATTTAGCCATTAGATCCCGTCAGTTGAACTCAAGTTCTGATACTTAAGAGCCAGCCCAGTGAACAAGCCATATTGCGGGTGACTGATCTGGTCACGGCCATCAAGAAAAAACAGCTCTTCAAGCCATAGCGTTCGAGCAGCCATTGCCTGTACGTCTTCCGCTCCAGGCTTACACGCGATCATCGGGTCAGGTCGTTGCATCATTCAGCAGCAATAGAAAGCAGCGCCCAGCCGAGCACCAGCAGGACGCCTGTAGCTAAACCAGCCAGAAACGTCATTCGACAGGATCAGGCCAAGCGGTAGCGATGTTGGGGTTGTCGATCATTACGGGGTTGCCGTCGTCATCCACAACACCGTTGCCATCATCGTCGGTCTGCTGGATCCGCGCTGAACCAGTCAGCAACTCTTTCAACGCTGCAACATCAGAGCAGTTGTCAATCTCTGTCTGGCGCGTGTTGCAAGCTGTCCGCACTGCAGCGCGATAGGTCTGCCATTTTTCAGGCATTGCAGTCTTTGCAGCACTAAAGCTGGTGTTGACCTCAAGGACTTTGACAACGCGCCAATCAGAAGGGGCAAGCAGGCTGGCGGCAATCTCGTCCTGCTTTGCCTTCCACAGCGTCTTCAGGCCAGTTGTGGTGTTGCCATCGTCATCGGTGGCGTCATCAAGCTGCTTGGGAATCAGGTTGTTGTCGGAGTCGTAGCCCCAATAGAACTTTTGATCCCAGACCTGATCTGTCTCGGCAACCCATGTGATGCCAGCTAGCTCACGATCACGCGGGGTCGACAGCCTCAACCAATTCGCAGGACGTTGCACACCATCTGGAGTGTCAAACGCAACGTCAAGAGCAAGTTTTGTACCGTCAGCGAGTTGGTAGCCCATGGGATCAGAACGATAGTGTGAGTTTAACGAGCAAGCCCGCCATTAGCTTGGAACGGGTTTTCAGCTACGGCATAAAATATATGCGTTGGATTAGTTATGTAGTTGTAACCTTCAGCACTACTGTCAGCGTGCCTAAGCTTGAAGCCATTAGAGAGAATATCTACCTTGAATGAAGTTGAGGCTTGGCCCTCGTAATAACTGCGGTTGGGAAACAAGGGTTCAGTAGCAGGGTTATCCGGATCTCTGCTGGTGTCTACCATGAGCCAGTCAGTCGAGTAGCCAACTCCACGAATAATTATAAATTTGGGGCGGAAACCGCAGAACACGAATGTGCCATCATCTGACCCATTTGCCTGATAGCTTGACAGTAAACTATAGCCTTCGACAGATGCAAAGCAGTAGGCAATCATGTCGTTACCGTCGCCATTAACTGCGGTTCCGTTTTCGAGCGTAAAAATAGATGAGCTTCTTGTCGTTTGACTGTACGAGTCTGGTGTATTTACCAGGTCAAGATAAAGTTTTTTGCTTGTATCTGTATAAAGAACAATCCAGTTGTAAGCAGTCGATCTGTTTTTGATAATAATCCACGAAGGCGTTGCATTTAAACCATGCCCAAGGGTTGCACCATTTGTGTTGTTGCCCGTATAACTAACAATCGAGAACCCAGCGGCTTGGTTTGCTCTAACAGTTGACTGGATAGTGCCGTCAAAGTTAGACGCACCAGCAGTGCTATTTGTGTTCGCTTGCCCGCCCATTCCGCTATGCGCTGAACAGTAGTAATACAACGTTGGTGCGCTAGCAGCGACAACAATCGTTGTCTTTGCCCCTGCACTGCCAGGCGTTCCAGTTGTCGTTACGCCCGTGGTGTATTCACTGCCACTGCCATGCGTTCCATCAGACGTAGTGGAAAACCGCAGAGGGTGACCTGAGTTGCTGCTATCTGACTGATCAAAGACGTAAGTGCTGCCCTCCTCAAGATCAAGCGTTACTGCACTGGTGCCAAAATCGTCAAAGCGATATTTGTTGCCGCTATCGCTTACAACCTTGACGGTGTAGGTCTTACTGCTGTTTGCACCTGCGTTCCAAAGCCACCCAATATAATTTGTTGAAGCTCTGTTGTAGTAATCGTTGTCCGTACCTGAGACAACTGTGCTGATTCCGTTTGTTAAAAATGCATCAATGTAACCGCCACTGCTGTCAGTGCCTTCAGCATCAGTGGTCGTTCTAAGAGACTTGTCTGAACCAAGACCCCGGACAGCATCAGTCAGCTGGTGAACATAACCAACAGGTGATCTTGTTTTGACCCACGCAAATGAAGGCTTGAAGGACGCACCAGTGATGTCACGAGCTGCCGCTGTACCAGAGCCAGAACCGTCGCCATTGCCCTGCCAAGCCAACGCTTCAAAGTGATCCGAACCATCGGCAACCGTCGGGGTCGGGAGGTTCGTTGTGCAAAGTGCTTTGAATCCAGTTGGGGCGCTGTATGCAAAAGGACGTTGTCCAAAGTTTGCAGAAACAGAAGCATTTGCTGGATACATGTGCAACATTGGCACATATGTTTTACCTGTTACAAAATTATCAAAGCACGGATTAGTGCCATTTGCAGGATCTCCGCCACTAGCCGTTGAAGGTTTGAACCAAACGCCATCTTTACCTATCCAACCCTTTCCGTTGTCAAAGTCATACGCAAACATGAAAACGCCAGCGTTATGAATAGTTGAAGAGTTGGATGTAATATTCCCTGGGTATGTTTGGCCGTCGTACAACTTTACTCCATATTGCAAATATCCAGTATGAGCTGTCGGTGCTGAATAAGAGCCAGAGTTATCTATGCCCGTATCTTCAACGCCAACCATGCCAAAGGCAAGCGAAGTATTGCTGGAATATGTATCATCATTTTTTGTAATCTCAAAATACCATTTACCCGATGACACGCCAAGCGTTGCATAAGTAGAGTGATGCCCTTGTGACGACTGAACTACATCTAAATTTCCATTAGAAAGTGTCAAAAAGTTTTGCAAAGGATTCCAAGTGCAGTAGTTTCCGCTGACTTCTCCGCCCGCACCAGTGTCTGACTGCGTGCCGTTCGTTGGTACGTCAAACAGAACGTCGTCATTCGCGCTTGTTGCAGGTTTTGCTGGAACAGTAAAATTGCCTGTGTACTTAAGGCCGCTATAAGCACGAACATCCTGAATCTGTCCTAAGAACGGGTATCCGTTTGACACCGCATCGCCAATGCGAAGCTTGGTGCTAGTCCACGTTGAATCTGAAGGAGTAAAACTTGAGTATTCAGTGCCGTCTACGTAAATTTTTATTGTCGTGCCGTTTCGCGTTAAAGCAATGTGCTGCCAAGTGTTAAGGGGTAACGTAGTTCCAGAGCCATTGTTGTAATAAGTTGAGCCATCTTTTACAACATCAATGTTAGTTCCATCCCACCAAACATAAAACCCAACACCGCTAGTTTGACCATACCAAGTGTCAAAAAGCGTTTGCAATGCGCCTGTGCTAGTGCGCCTGAACCAACCTTCTAAAGTGAAATTGCTATTCCAAATGCCAATACCAGCAACATCCACGCCTGAATGCGATCCTGAAAAATTTAATGACTCTCCGTAGAAATTACCCGTTGAAGTGCTGACCGTAATGTCTGATGAGCTGTTATTGGTAAGAGTCAACGCCGACGATGTACGGCCAGTCGGGCTGCGATCTGTCATGCTTGCAGCGCCAGAGCCGTCTGTTAAAGGAGCACAAAGCTCTAAATCACTTGCATCGCTATCTGTTGCCAAGCCAGTGCCAACTGTTTGACCAAAACTATCAGTAGTGGCAAAGATGGGCTTTGCTCCAGTGGCGCTTGAGACTGGCGTGCCAGCATCAGGAAGACTGATGTTATTTACCGTAAAGTCATTGTCATTGCCGCTGGAATCATCGCCGATCCCGCTTTCATTAGCGAAGTCGAAGAGATGAAATCCGTTCGTTCCAAATGTTCCGCTATAGGCTGCAGCTTGCCAGACTCCCGAATCGTCAAACGCTCCAAATGATGTCGCGTCTAACGCAGATCCGTCAATGTAGTAAAAATCAGCAAGGTATCCATCCAGAAACTCAGAATTTTTGCTTTCCCTTGTCCCGATTATCATTTCTTCCGCAAGACCAAGGCTAGTATCATAGTTCTGTGCTGGGTAAACAGCTCCGGCACCTCCTGTTTGCCAATTAGTAAACTGAGTGCCATTTATATACAGTTTTACCCTGTCAGACTCAGTAGCCTGAGTAGTATCAACTGCCCAAACTAAGTGATACCAGGCTGAAGCATCCCTGTGCGCAGCGTCTGCTACTAAATTGATTTGGTAGCTACTGCTGTAATCCCACATATAAAACGGATCAAAAGTGCCGCCATTTGAGATAATATTGAAACTTCTATACCCCGTTCCAGGCGTATAAGGGCCGCAGTTAAATATGCGTTTCGCGGTCGAAGTCGTATCTTTTTTGATCCAAAACGCAAAGGTAAAAGTTCTTCTATTGCCAGTAGACGACGGGGTGCGATTCAGATATGCCGAGTCACCCGAATTAAACCGAACGGACTTGATCGGTCCTGCAGCAGCAGCATCCGCAGCAGCAGAGGCCAACAGAAGCGGATTCGCGTTTCCAGGAATCATGAGACGTTCAGAATTGCAGTTGCAGTGATGCGGCTGGTGCTCTCGCAGTAATACGCGATCACATCCACGGCACTTGCCGTCGTCGTCAGTGTAGGCGCAGTTCCGCCTGCAAATTTAAAGTTACTTCCGAAGCTCAACGTACGGCTGCCCGTTCCATCCTGAGTGACAACAATCACGCCAGACTGACCAGCCGTAATGTTGCTTGGATTAGCCAAAGTACGGTTGCCCGCCAGCGTCACGCTGAAATTGTTGTTGTCGTCAAAATCTGGGGTGATGGTGGCTCCATCAGTCAAAGCAGTAATCGATCCACGAACACCACCAGTAATTGACTGACCGTTCGTCGTTTCGCTAAGCAGCAAATAGCTGGCAAACCCCAACGCCCCAGAGCCATCGGTCTTCAGCGCCTGGTTTGCCGTTCCATCAGCCGCTGGCAGCGTCAGCGTGTAATTAGACGAAATCGTGGCAGGGGCCTGGAGCGCCACATAGTTGCTGCTGTCCGAATCAGCAAAACGCACATCAGACTGCGCGTTCAGCGTAATGTCCCCTGTAAAGGTCGAACCAGACAGAGAGGCCAGGCCAAAGTTGGTCGTGATCTCTGCAACCGTGATCCAGCCGTCGTTTGCAGCGTTGCGAACCTTATACGTTGGCGGCGTTGTATTGGTGTCAAACCAAGGCATGTAGGCATACTTCGTGCCGCTTGGTTCGCTTGATCCGCTGTTATGACTGACGATTGCCGCCAGGATCGTGTTCAGCTCGGCACGAAAGTTCGCACCTGACTGATTAGCAATCGAATAGTCAGTTGCCTGTGCCATTAGGTGATCTCCTTGCCGTGTCCAACGGCCTGATAATCGATGTTCCTATCCACGATTGTACCTCCGGAATCTTTCGTGGCGATAGTGAAGCCAGTCCGGCTGACACTGGTCAACTCAAAGAAATCACCGCTTGCCATGTTGGTCGCTGTGACCGTGACGCTTGGCGTGCTGTAGAACGCAGACGGGAACGTGATGGCCTTCGCACTCGTTCCAGTGCTGATGTTGCGTTGCTGTTCCGTTCGGCGTTGCAGGCTGACCGTCACACCAAGCTGCTCAATCAAAATGTCCTGAGCATTGCTGTCCGTTTCAAGCTGAACTTTGAACTGGAAGCCACGCCCACGCTTGGTTGAGTTGATAAACGGCTCCCACGTTCCATAAGTCGGCGAACCACTTGGGTCGTCGTTGGTGGAGCGGACATACAGCTCAGCATCAGTTTCGTTGAAGTCGTCTGCGTCGATGTCTGTCCAGGTGTCGATTAAGTCAGTGCGTGAATCCCAGAAGTCATCAGGGTTGTACGAACGAACCTGCAGATTGGCGAGCAACTCAACGTCATAAACCTGATTAACGTCCAGCGTGTTGGTGAAGATGTATTCACCGATCTCTTGAATACCCCCGAAGAAATCAATATCGGTGACGGCGTCAAAATCGGTGATGTCATCAACCAACCCCTTGCCGCCAAGCGTGATGCCCCCTTCCACCGTGTTATTGAACACGTTGGTAAACGTCCCACCAAAGGCGGGGTTTTCGGTAAACGTCTGGACAACCTCAAGATCCTGCGGTTCTGGCAGTGCCACTTGCACCGTAGGAATCCCTGCCAGCGCTGAATAGTTGCCAACTGAGTCCTTGGCACGGATGAAGAACGTTCCGGACTTCAAAGGAACAATCTTTCGCGTGCTACTGCCGTTTACAGCAGGAACAATCTTCTGCGACCGACCCCAAGTTGCGTTGGCATCAGTGTGGGGCGTATGGCGAATCTCTACCGTTCCACCAACCCGCACATCAAGGTCAGTTGACTGCGGCCAATGCAGCTCAGCGTTGTGCTGGTCAATCGGCGTGATATTTAGGCTTGCAATGTTGGATGGCGGTGCAGTTTTACCAACAGCAGTAAACGTTGTAGATGCTGTCAGCGACTCAATCGTTCTTGCAAAGCCGTAGTTGAGTGCAGTTACCTCAATGGTGTAAACGCCAACGTCACTGTTCTGAATCGTCAGGTCAGGGACTGACGTTTCCACAGTTGTGAAATTGTCATTATCAAGGCGATACCGCACCCGATATTTGTTGGCGCGGCGAGCTTGCTGCCAACCGATGACCAGCTTTTGCAGCACCGTGCCAGCAGACTCATAGAGCACCTCTTGCACGTCAAGGTTCGTCGGCGCTTCTGGCTTGTCGTTAAGGATGCTGACATCACGTTGCGTCAGCTCACGATCAAGCTCAATCGCGTTGTACTTGCTCGGGTTGTGGGCAACAGCGGTGACGCCAAACGTGTCTTTGTTTTCCTCTACAGAAACAACACGCCAAGTGGACAGCACAACGCTTTCTTCACCTGACGTGTAGCCAATGGCGAAAGGTGCGCCTTTGACTGGTGCCTGCGAAAACGCTGCTCCAGGCGTAATCGTGTTGCCGACGATTGAACAGTTGTTGTCCTTCTCTACCGTTTGATTCGGCAGAACGACATTCAACGTAAACGGATTAGGCGCAGACGCTCCAAACATCTGCGTGTCACTGCGATCGACCTTGATTGATGTGGTCGTTGACCCATCAGCAATACGGCCTGCAACAGTTATGCCTGCACGGACTGGATCGCCAATCTTGATGTAATCACCAGGGCGAACAGTGATGCCAGCAGCAATGTCGGTCTCAAAACTGACAACTTCGCTTTCGTTTTGCTCTGTATAAAGCAGCCACCGTCCCAAGCGGTGTGCCTGTCCTTGACTGGTGCAGGCAAAAGCATTGATCTGCGTTTTGATGTAGCCATACTTTTTAATGGCCTCTTCGTCTTCTACAAGCTCGTAAACGTAGTCGCGCAAGTTAAGGTCAAAGTATTTGACCGATACGCAGGTGTGGCGTGTCTTAAGACTCGAACCGCTGTAATTAAAACCACCCTCTGTAACGTTGGTTTGGTTGAAGACATACGCAAAATCTTCTGGTGCGTCCTGAGCAATCGCTAACGCACCTTCAGACCAGAAAGGCATTGCCCTGAACACAGAGCAAAGCTGCTGCACAAGGTCATAAGCCTCAGTGCTTGTTTGAATTGACGTGTTGCAACTAAATCGCGCTTCACCACGGACAAGGCCGTTGCAATACTGCGAAGCCTTGTAAAACGAATAGATGTCCAGATTGCTGGCTACACCGTCAAACGTTCCAGCGAAATCAGCGTCAAGCTCTGGCGCAGTAAGGATCTGTTTGCCAAGCCCATAACGGGTGTTCGTCAGTAAGTCCCACAGAACCCAAGCGGGGTCATTCGTCCATTCTCTTGCCGCCTTAAATGTGCCGTTAAATGTTCCGCTGTAAGTAATCCTGCCAGTGCTACTGATCGTTGCGTTGTGCGGAACCCGCAGAGTCATTCCACGGATTCGATACGCTCGATCAGGGATCTGCGGGAACTGCTGTGCGTCAACCTTCAGCGCAAACAAGGCGCTGTTCGGATAACGGAAGCGATCGTTGATCTTTTCTGTGTAGCTGTACCAAATTAAAGTATCTGTAATTGTGTCATTAGTCGTAACCTCTTGGGTTGTTCGCGTGACGCGAATAGTGACAGGAAAGCTTCCTGTTATTGGAAAATTAACAACTTTTTGAAATAGATCAGGAGTTCGACCCTCAATCTTAAAAGGAGAGTTTGGGATCTCATTGAATCCAGCGCCGTTGTAATCAGCTTCGACCTTGAAGTCAATAAATGAACCCCTTTGGTCTCCTTTGTTTGTAACTTTTTGCAGCGCAGGTGTGCCAACTGTGATGCGGACTGCTGTTACGTTCGTGTCTGTAATCGTGCGCGTAACTGGCGTTCCGTTTGCAACATACGTTCCAGAGCTTTGTCCAGTCGCGTCAGCTTTTGGAACTTCAGTGTTGACTTGAAACTCTTGCTGGTTTGCCCAGCCATAGCTGACATTGCCTTCTTGCTCAATAATTTCAGTTACTGGCTGATTTTGTCTGCCCAGCCTTGTTTCAAAGTTGGCTTCTGATACGTCAAAATTGCAAAACTGTTGGACATCAGCCAACGTTGTGCTTGAAGTGACCGTTGTATCTGGCTGCAGGATTGGAGTGTTATTAAAGAAAACATCTTTCAATGCAGCAACGTTATAGGCAGCACTGTTGCTATCAAAATCAAGCCCTGCGTCAATAGCTGACGGGAAACCAGCAATTTTCCCCTCAGACAGCAGGTCAACGATTCGCGCTATCTGTCTTGTGTTGAGAGTGTCTTCCTGCGCCATCTACGCCACCTCGTCAACGTTGAGACCTTGGCTGATAATAATGCTGCCTACCAGTGTCTCCCCATAAACCACTGGAATGGTTGAACCTTCCCTAGCGGTTTGCTGGATTCCTGAAAAGCCAAAGTTGTTGGCTCTGCGTGGGTCGTTGTCGAACTCAGGCAAGCTCGGCAGCTGCGGCGAAATTATCTGAGCAACACCACTAAGGGCCAAAGCAATACCAACGTTGCCTGCAATCACAGCCGCAGCGCTTGCTGCCGCAAACCCCGGCGCAGCAAGCAATGAAGTAGCAACGCCCGTTTTTGCAAAACCCATTCCGACAAAACCAGCCCCAGGAGCTGCAATCGCTAAACCAATCAACGCCGCTCCAGCAAGTATTTTCCCCACACCCCCGCCACCCGCACCAGACACAACGGGAATCACCTGCACAACGTCATCCACAGCTAACGGATAACCGATCTGCTCAGGGCAGTCAGCTAGCTGCAGATCATGCGGGCCAACTGCAACCTTGTAATAACCATCTCGCATCAACCCCCGCAGCTCAGGGAAGTTACACAGCAAAAACTTGATGGCGTCAGCTGGAACGCGCACCATTGCCTCAAACACGCTCTGTCCGCAGTGCTCTGCCAAGTGCCCGTAAACCTTGACCGTGCGGAGCATCTGCCGTCAGCCGCTATACCTCACAATTCTACCGGTCACTTTCTGCCAATACCCATCAAATAAATCGCGAGAAGACAAGCGGCCTTGCAGTTGATGCAAAATTCGTTGCTCACCGATATAGACCGCCACATGATTTAGCCCAGGCGATCCATCCAAGCTCATCAACAACGCATCCCCCTTCTGCGGTTCTGTTGACCCGGTGTCTGCAAAACCGGTCTCCGCAAGGCATTGCTCAAACAAAGGCGACTGACGAAAAGCTTCTGCGCTTGTGGGACGTTGCCAGTCACGCAGCTTTAACTTCATTTCACGCCTGTAATAATCCCGTACCAATGTCCAGCAGTCAGACACGCCCCAGGTCCACTGCCTGCCGACTAACGGCGCTTCATAGCCTGATGGCTTGATTTCACACCAGCGGTCGTTCAGCAAACTGACGATGTGCCATGGCAGTCCAAACTGCTCGCACGCCATCTTGTCCGCTTCACTGGCAACTGCAGGCGTTTTGGGGTGACTGTGAACAATGGCAAGAACCGTTCCAGCATCTTCCGCCGCTGCATAGTCAAACGGATCAAGGATGAAAAAGTCATTCTCCGTAGAAACGTTTTTACAGGGCCAATACCGCTGACGACCTTTGACAACGACAAGCAAACCGCATGACTCACGCGGTGCCTGTTGTTTTGCGTGCTTAAGCGCAGTCTGCTGCCAATCAAGCATCAACGAACCGTTCCAACACCAGGGAATGACCCAAACGGCAATCCGCCGTGGG